TTTGGTAATACTGATTACCCATACACTCGTGTAGGCTCCTCAGCTGGGCGTTTCTTGTTCGAACGGTATACATGGAACGGGACAAGGCTCCAGTACTCTTGTATAACTGTTAACAAGATGTACAACACTATTGAGTATCAAGATTGGATACCTGTCATCGATACTGCGGCTAAGACAGACGCTATGACTCAACCTGTTGGTATGGACCCGAAAACAGGTAAGTTGTATACAACGCCTCCTAATGTCTTTGACTTCCTTGACCTCAACATGACTGGAGTTACTCCAGGACAGTTTATCCGAGCAAAGTCTGTGGATGACCTGGGCAGTCCTACACAGTGGGAGCCTGTAAGCGATACTTTCTCCACTATGGTAGTCAACATCACTCCCAATGACACTGGAGTACTTTCTGCTGACAAAACGTTTGCTGAAATCCTAGCTGCCTGTCAAGCTGCTCAACCTGTTAAGGCTAAGTTTGATACTGTATCCTTGGAGTTGCCTTTGGCAGAGTACACGACCTCTCAGATTGTCTTCAGAGCGCCTCAATTCTCCAATAATCAACTTGCTCAGTATGCTCAGATTGTAATTACTCCAAATGAAATCGCTACATCGGCTCTGGGCATAGGGGGAGGAGGTTCCTACACCCTGCCTGTGGCATCCCCCACACAGCTGGGCGGCGTAAAACCTGTTGCAAAGACTGATGCCATGACAAAGGGCGTCGGCGTGGATGCGAATGGCGGGCTGTATACGGAGCCGGACGTATTGCGTGTGAATGTCACACCTAATTTTGGTAACCATACTGCAACAGTAGACAAGACCCCAGAAGAAATTTATACAGCCTCTCAAGCGGGTTATTTTGTTTATGCCACAAGCGTCACTGAGGAAGAGGTGGTATATTGGCTTCTTGTTGGTGTAGCCAAGGACGAAGAGGATTACCTGTTCTGGTTTACAAGTGTGCTTGACACTGAGCTTATCGGGGAAAATGCCGACATGCAGGTTCTCTATTATGGTGGAGCGGCAATGGGCTGGGTATATGGAGCTATCTCGCTGGCCACTAAAGCCAACATCCCCACCAATCTTCCCAACCCCAACGCACTGACGTTTACTGGCGCTGTAACCGGCTCCTATGACGGAAGTGCGGCTAAAACCGTGGATATCCCGACAGTGCCCACGGCTCTAAAAAACCCAAACGCCCTTACCATCAAGGTAGGCGATACCGCTACGACCTATGATGGTAGTGCGGCTAAGACGGTAGAGGTGCCAAAAGACTATTCGCTGGGCATTGCATCCGCCACTGTTGGCCAAATTGTCAAAATTACTGCCGTGGACACAGAGGGAAAACCAACTGTATGGGAAGCAGTAGATATGCCAGATGCAGTTCTTGTAGATGGCGACCAAGAGATTATTGGACAAAAGACGTTCAGTAATCAGGTTCAATTTGGAACAATTGAAGAACCTTCTTGGGTTACATTTTTTGGCGATGTAGGTTTTGACCAATCGGTAACGGTTAATGGAGACGTTACGTTTAACGGCAATGTTTCGGGAGTTCTCCCTGATGTAGCCGCAGCTGATAATGGTAAGTTCCTTCGTGTTGTTAATGGTGCTTGGGCGGCTGCTACGGTAGCAAATGCGAATGGGGTGAGTTTCTAATGACGACTGAATATTTAACCAACGACACTGATTTGGGGGTTGTTGCCAATGCTATTCGTGCTAAGACGGGTAAGACGGATGCCATTGTCTACCCTGATGGATTTGTAACCGAGATTGATTCGCTGGTCAAAAAGCCCAATTACCGTAAATGGGCTGGCGAAATCACGGAGACTATCAAAGGCGTATCCCAATATGCAGAGCTAGTTACTGGCGACCCGGATTTGGCGGCGCATTGGCAAGACGATACTCTGTCGGTATGCGTCAGATTTGTTCCGACAGTTGTGGAGGGCTATACGATGCTCTTGAATCGTGGGTACAATGTGCCGACGATTGAAGTTGATAATACAGAAATCGCTGTCCAGTATGTGGAGCGTTACGGTTCTGATACACAAACACTTTCGGCAAACAGATATAATTTAGCGGTCTCAAACACAGAGAACATGTCGGAATATGTTGGGTGTGTTGTTGTGGACAGCGCTGGCAATCTAAGGTGTTACAGCAACAGTTACAACTATGCTATTCGCCCCGGAACATGGACGGTGGAGATAATGTGGTGATGGAAAACATTTGTGTATGCTGTGGTGCAGTCATTCCGGAAGGTAGAATGATTTGCTATATCTGTGAGCACTATGGTATGGAGGAATTCAATGGGCAAACGATTGAAACCAAAGCGTCAACCTCTTAAAAAGAGGACGAAGTTCACTATCTTATCGGTCATAAACTTGACATGGTTCTGCATTGCTATATTGGTAATCTCAGCTTTGGACCATGTAATTCCCGACACTCTGATTGTAGGCTGGTTTAGTGCTTGGACAGTGGAGTTGGCTCTACTGTTTGGCATAAAAGTAAAATCTAAGGAGGATGATTGATTATGAACATTGATGTAGCAACTTATGTAACGATGGTGCTAACTATTGTAGGTGTGCTGGTGGTGCTGGTGAATATCATCACCGAAGTACTGAAGAAGGTGCTGTGGGATAAGCTGCCCACCAACATCCTGGCAGTATGTGTCAGTATGGTGCTGACAATGATCGCATTTTTCGCTTGGACAGCCATCACTGGTACTCCTATTCTGTGGTATTATGTGGTGGGAGCAGTAGTTCTTGGCTTTCTGGTGGCATATGCAGCTATGTTTGGGTTTGATAAGCTGAAGGAAGTGCTGGAGAAGCTGAAGGGGTGATAAGCCCATGAAAACTGCATCTCAAATGCTGGCTCCGATAGAGAAGCTGGCTGGTGAAAAAGAAACTGGTTCTGGAAATAACACCACTGTCAACAAGTACTGGAACGCTATCGGAGCAGCCTACTGTGGGTACACCTTATGGTACGCTGACCGGTTGAGCGGAAAGCCTTATCTGCTGGATGGGTGTTCCAATCCTGCTTGGTGTCGTGCTCTTGGTGAGTGGCTCACTGCTAAGGGCTGGCGTCTTAAGGACAACAGTCAGGCACAGAAAGGCGACATTGCTTTCTACTGTGAGTACAACAAGAAGGAAAACCGTTGGATGTACCAGCATGTATTCTTCATATACGAGAAGTTCAGCGGAACGACCTTCATCACGCTTGAGGGTAACAACATGGTCTTCTCCACGGTTGAGAAAGCCAAGTTGTCCACGGCCGGAACTGGTGCCTTTGAGGGTATCGGTTACAAGAAGAGGAATGTGTCCACCAGTGGAACATGGGCTATTTTCCACCCACCCTATGGAGAGGAGGAACCTATGGAAAAGAGAGTGTATCTGTCTCCCTCTGACCAGAAGAAAAACACTTACGCAGTCGGCAACACCAATGAAGCTATTCAGTGCGGTAAGATTGCAGAAGCCTGTAAGACTGCTCTGGAGCGGAACGGCGTGAAGGTCATGGTTGGTCAGTATGACACCATGTCAAACCGTTGTAAAGCTTCTGATGCCTTTAAGGCAAATCTGCACGTCCCTATCCACACCAATGCTTTCAACGGTAAGACCAGCGGTACTCGGCTCTTCTGTTACAAGATGGACAAGGACAGTGAGGGCTACAAAGCAGCCAAAGCAATCTTTGATGTGTTGGCTCCCCTCACACCAGGTAAGAGCGAGAACATCAAGGCCAATCCGAATCTCTTTGAGGTGAAGACTCCTGCAGCTCCTACGGCATATGTCGAAGTTGATTTCCATGATGACCCTGAAGTGGCACAGTGGATTATTGACAACACTGAGCTCATTGGTGAGACTATTGCCAAGGGTATCTGCAACTATCTGGGCGTCACCTTCAAGGAAGTGGTGAAGCCTGTCACGAGCAACACCATCTACAGAATTCAGCTTGGTGCATTCAGTGTCAAGGCCAATGCAGATGCATACCTGAAGGAAGTACAAAAAACATATCCTGAAGCGTTCCTGGTCAAGGGAACCAAGTGATTGAGGAGGGTGTCTTATGGCAAAATTCAGCTTAAATACAGCAGAACAGGAGAGAGTTAAGCTGACTCAACAGCAACAGAAACACATTGTAGATATCTACAAAAATGCTTCTAAAGCCGTTGCTAAAAAGGCTAAGAATCTGCCTAAGACACCCTCTTCTCCGCTCTATAAACAGTACCTTGAGGATCTTCAAAAGGAAATCAACAAGGAACTCAAGAAAGCAGAGCTGTCTCTCAACGGAGAAATCAAGGGTAACATGAAAGCAGCAGCTCAAGCTGTTGTAGATGATAACAATAACTTTGTAAACAAGCTGGGTCTTGGCATTCAAGGGGCTTATGGCTTTGTACCGGCTGATGTTGTAAAAATGGTATCAACTGGTCAACTCTATGAAGGCAAATGGAGTTTGAGTCGTGCTCTTTGGAAAACTCATATGAAGACTCAGTATAACATAAACACCATCATAGCACAAGGTATTGCAGAGAACAAGAGTGCCTATGACATAGCTAAGGATTTAGAAAAATACCTGAATCCTGAAGCAAGGAAAGACTGGGATTGGTCCAAAGTGTACCCTGGTACGTCTAAAAAGGTGGACTATAATGCTCAACGATTAGCTCGGACAATGGTGTCTCATGCCTATCAGCAAGCTTTTGTACGGGTAACTCAAAACAACCCATTTGTACAAGATTATATCTGGCTATCCGCAGGAGGAAATCGTACCTGTGAAGTCTGCATGGAACGTGATGGGAAACACTTTCCCAAGGATGGTCTGCCTTTGGATCATCCTAATGGAATGTGTACGTTTGAAGCTTATATTCCTGACAGTATGACTGACATTGCTGACCGTTTGGCTGATTGGGTTGAAGGTAAAGCTGATCCATCTCTGGATAAGTGGATTGAGAGTATGGGCGGGGTGGCTAATGGCTCTAAGTGAGGAGTTATAACTTTGAAAAGTTCTCCTATACCTGTGGGAGGACTTTACTTTTTCGATAACGAATAGTATAATTAGAGTAGAATTATACGCATAGTATTATTTTATGGAGGGAGCTATGAAAAACAACCTCATCCAGTGCGATATCTGTGGTTCACCTTTGCTCGTGAATTCCGGACATCTGTATGAAAAAGAACTTGATCTCACCTATGGGAAAGGCAATACAGAACATGTCATTGCTACGTTCATTCACTGTGATATTTGTGGTAAAGACATCCCTGTATTGGTGGATAACGAGGAGAGTCAGCAGCTTTTGTCTGATGTTAAGCATCTGTACTTGAAAAGGCTGAGATTCACCTCTCGTCATAAGCCTGTTCCCGCCAAGCTTGATTGTAAATGTCGAGCAATGGATACAAAGTTAGATCGCTTGCGGAGAGATCTGACCAAGCGATTTGATGGTGCCCTTTACCAGTCTGAGGGCAATACGATTCAACTGGACTACCGTTACCATGCACGGTGAGCATGGGTATTACAAGGAGGAATCACTATGAAACAGGAATCTATGAGTCTCAAGAACATTGGTCTGCAGTTTTTTGCTGAGAATGGAGATGGCAACGGCTCCAACGGCGATCCTGGTGAAGGTTCTAACAACCAGCAGCAGAATCAGCAGTCTCAGCAGAACAACCAGAATCAGCAGCAGGAAGGAAAGACCTATACGCAGGAGCAGATCAACTCCATGATGGCCAAGGAAAAGCGTACTGCGAGACAGGCTATTCTGAAGGAGCTGGGTCTGGAATACAAGGACGACAAGGACTTCACAACCCAGATGGCCAGCATCAAGAAAACCCTTGACGCCGGTAAGACTCAGCAACAGCTTGATTCTGAGGCCAAGAAAGCCGCTGAGACGGCTCGAGATGAAGCTACTGCCAAGGCCACTCAGCTGGAGATGAAAGTCGCTGCTCTGTCTGCGGGTGTAAATCCCGAGTATGTGGACGACATCATCACTCTGGCGGCTTCTAAAGTGACTGAGGAAAAGCCCATCGAAAAGGTCATGGAAGAAATGAAGACCAAATATCCGACCATGTTTGGTGAGACTCAGAAGAACCCCGGTACAGGTGGTTCCAACCGAGGTTCCAATCGTAAGACTTCCGAAGAGGGCTTGGGTACCAGACTTGCAAAGGCTCACAAGACCTCCGGCGGTAAGAGCAGTTATTTCAAAAACTAACAAGGAGGAAACAAAATGTTCAACAACACTGGCATTACCAAAGTCACTGGCGCCGCACCTGTACAGATTCTGTTCAACGTCCAGAACCAGATGTCTGTCAGTATCGTGGTTGACGACGGCTATTCCGTCACTCGGGACGGCAAGAAGATCGTTCCTGCAGGCACTCCTCTGAGCGGTGATCTGACCGCTCGCAGCACCGCCTTTGTGAAGGCAAAGGATGCCACTACCGGTCAGCAGGATGGCAAAGCAGCCACTGGTGTCCTGCTGCATGACGTGGATGTCACCAACGGTGATAACAACGGTACTCTGCTGATCTGGGGCTTTGTCGATCTGACCAAGCTGGACAGCACCACTGCCGCCCTGATCACCGATGCCCGGAAGAGTGAGATGAAGAACATCACCTTCCTGAAGTAATCAAAGAAAGGAGAACTACACTATGACTATTTTTGACCTCGTCAAAGCCCCTGAGCTGACTTCCTACTGGGAAGAGCATGTTCAGGACATGCCTCCCTATCTGGGTGAGGAGCTGTTCCCCGCCGATAAGAAGCTGGGTCTGAAACTCGACTGGATCAAGGGTGCCAAGGGTCTGCCTGTCGTGCTGAAGCCCTCTGCTTTCGATGCTGGCGCTGTGCCTCGTGCTCGTATCGGCTTCGACAAGCTGAGCACTGAAATGCCTTTCTTCAAGGAATCCATGTACATCGACGAAGAGCTGCGTCAGCAGCTGAACATGGTCATGGAGACCGGCAACCAGGCATACATCGATGCTGTCATGAACCGTGTGTTCGCCGACGAGATGCACCTGCTGGAAGGTGCTCGTGCTCGTCGTGAGCAGATGCGCATGATGGCTCTGACCACCGGCGCTATCGCCATCACTGCAAACGGTCAGGCATACAGTTACAACTATGGTATCCCTGATGATCACAAGTCCGAAGTGACTACCTCTTGGAGCACCACGACTTCCGATCCTATCGAGGATATGCGTAAGGCCATGGACAAGATCGAAGATGACACTGGTGTTCGTCCCACTCGAGGCATCTGCACTCGCAAGACTTGGGCATACCTGCGTGTCAACGAGAAGATCATCAAGTCCATCTTTGTCCTGTCCAACGGTCAGGTGACTGCTCTGTCTGATACTCGCCTGAGCCAGTATCTGATGGACGAGCTGGGCCTGGAGCTGATCGTCTATGGCAAGCGATACAAGAACGACTCCGGTACGGCCACTCAGTTTGTGCCCGACGATACCGTGGTCCTGTTCCCCGAGGGTACTCTGGGCAACACCTGGTTCGGCACTACTCCCGAGGAGTCCGACCTGATGGGTACTGGCGCTGCCAACGTCTCCATTACCGATATGGGCGTGGCCGTCACCACTGTCCAGAAGTCTGATCCTGTGAACGTGGAGACCAAGGTCACCATGATCTGCCTGCCGTCCTTCGAAGCTGCTGACAGCGTGTACATCCTGGACGTCATTGCGACCTAAGGAGGTGAGAGGATGATTTGCATCACTAATGGTGTACAGACTCTCGTAGTCACCAACGGTGCTTACGAGTGCATTTACCGTGATGCCGGTTTTCGTCCTCTCGGATCCTCTCCTGCTGTTTCTGAGACGGGGGTAGATACCTACCCCCCGATCTCGGAAATGCCGCACCTCGAGGATTCCGCACAGGACGACGAGGATGAAGCGGAAGATGACGAAGCGGAAGATGATGAGGCTGAAGACGAGCCGGTTGACTACTCTGAGATCCCTCTGAGCGAACTTGGCTATGACCAGCTCTGTGATTATGCTGACCAGCTTGGCATTGATCGTGAAGGTGTTCGGTCCAAAAAGGAACTGCGAGCGCTCATCAAGCGTTATCGAGAAAACTGAGGTGATTCTATGAGCAGCTTGGAAGACCTGAGAATCATACTTAGAGAGGATGACGTACCTTTCTTCTCTATGGCACAGCTGGAGTTCTACCTCAAAGAGAATGGCGGAGATTACAACTTGACGGCATACCAATGCTTGCTCATCAAAGCAGAGAACACTACTTTACAAGTATCTGGGCTCAGTGCTGCGGACAGTTCCAAATATTTCCGCAGATTGGCAGCACGGTATCGTCCCAATAATTCCGGTGTTCTAAAGGGGGTGTATTGAGTTGTATGCAGTTTCTGCTCAACTGAACAAGATTCGTCGTCTGATCAATACACAAGGAAGCTGGTTTCTGTTTACCAAACAAGGTCAGAACGACTTCGGTGAATCCAATGATGTAACTGAATCTACAGTTCGTCTAAAAGGAGTCTATCATGAGACCACTTCCTATCTAAAGAAATCTACTGGGGACGCTGCTACTGTCAGAAAGAAGTCATCTCCAATGATTTTATGCCTGTATGAAGCTGCTGCTTTTTTAGATACAGAGTACACTCTGGTTTATCAAAATAAGCTGTATAGGATTGGAGAAATAAAGGACGTATCAGAAGCTGGGATTGCTTGTGAAATCTCTTTGGAAGAAATCCAAAAATCATGAACTTTCAATTTGACCCTTCCGATTTAATTCGAGGTTTATCTAGGTTTGAGAGCAGGTCAGATGCAGCAATAGCAGCTTATGCCCAGACTTCTGCTCTCAAGCTTCAAAACTATGCAAAGCAGAATCGTAGATGGACGGATCGCACAGGTCATGCAAGACAACGGCTAACAGGTACTTCGGGTAAAGTTGCCAATGGATACAAGTTGACTCTTGCGCATGG